GTACCTGCGAAAATGTCGGCGTCAAGACACAAAAAAAGCGCCTACCGCCGTGCACGGTAGGCGCTTGAGCTTTGCGTCATGCTCTCACTGGCCGGTGAGAGTGACGCCGATATGCCATTGGAATGGCGCGAGCACTGGGAATATCGCTTGACAACCGAGACTAGGAGACCGGCTCCATGTCTGTGCGTACCGTCGCCTGCTTATACTCCCGTTCAATATCAAGCTGCTGCTGCTCCAGGTCCAGCTTGCGTTCTTCCAACAGCAATTTGCGGTGCTCAATGGCCCATTTCTGCTGCGCTTCCCACTCGGCCAGGCGCGTATCCTGCTGCGTATCCTGCACCTTGAGGGCTTCCAGGTCATGCGCCGTTTTGAGCTGCTGGTTCTCGGCTGCCATCTGGGCCAGCTGCTGCTGTTGCTGCTGCGCCAGGGCATCCAGGGCCTGGAGTTGCTGCTGCATCTGCGCCGCCTGCTGGCGCGCTTGCGCCAGTTGCGCGTCTTTGTTCGTGCCCCCTTCGGGGAGAATCTGGCCCGGCAACTGTTTCAGCAATGCGGCCAACTCCCGCGCCCCTTCCCAATCCATCTTTTCGACGACCTGCGCGATCACCGGGGCCATGGCTTCCGGCAAGGTGCCCACCAGCGACAGCATTTGCTCGGCGGCTTCCTGGCGCTTGGTGGCGTAGCTCGGGCCAATATCCACCAGGACATCATAGGAACCGCTCGACAGGTCATAGACGCCCGCCAACCCTTCAAGCTGCTGCGGCTGGTCGAGCACCTGCTGGCGCTCCTCGGGCGAGGCCGTGAGACGCACCATCTGCGGGCTGCCATCGTCGCCCAGAATGCGTTGGATTTTGCCGGGGGAGAGCGTTTTGGGAATCAGATCGACGTACTGTTCCCCTTCGTAGCGCATCGTATCGCCCAGATGCGCCACAAAATGATACGTGCCGGTATCCGCCTGCCGGTCTTTTTCGGCAATGGCTTTGCCGCTGCGCTCCTTGCTGGGCGCCCCCACATTGCCCTGGTAGATCCCTAAGCACTGCTGAATATCCTGCTCAATCATCTGAATGGTGAGGGCAATCCCCTGAATCGGCGGTTCATAGGACGGCCGCGTCGGCGGGGGCACGTTTTGCATCCCGGCACCGGACGCATTGTACGGCAGGTAGGCATGCGGCAGGCGGTTCGCCGTGCGCCAGTAATACTCATGGCCCTGAATCTGGCGCGGATCGAGCACCCAGCCCGGCATCGGGGCGAGGGCCACATGCTCGGCCATCATCGTCGTAAAGTAGTTTTTGAGGCGCATCGGATCAAGCGCATTGGCAATAATGCCCTGGCGCTGCACCCGGTTGTCGAGGTCGAGTTCTTCGCCCACCACCCGCAGCAATGGGATGTGCTTGCCCGGCCAGATACTCTCTTCGAGGATCACATGCCCGTTGGTCTTCACCCAGCGCACCGTGGTGTACTCAGTCGGACGGACCCGGCGTATTTGCTGCACGAGGTCGGTAATCACGGCAGCCACCGGCCCGGCAAACTCCGGGGGGTAGGTTTGCGCCAGATTGGCATGGGCATACTGCGCTTGCTCCTGCATCCAGTCATGCAGCGGTGCCCAGCGCGGCGAAGGCGTCACCAGACGCGCCAGATACTGTTGCAAGCGCTCGGGAGGCAACCCGGCCTGCTGGAGATACTGCATGGGCTCGGCCATCAGCACCTCTTCGAGGATCACCGTACTGCCGTCCTGCAACTCGGCCAGGGTGACGCGCTGGCGATCCTGCCAGAAATATTCCGCCACGCGCACATGGCTGCGAAACACCCACGTATCCCCGGGGCTTTGCCAAGCATGCATCGTCGAACTATCAATCCCCCACTGCTCCTTGAATGCTTCGGTATCGTGGTGCTCAAAAATAAAGCCCCAGGCCGCATCCCGCCCGACAGGAGACGTGCCGGCAGGATCAAGATAGCAGGCAAACTGGTTGCGCAGGGCGGCGAGCCGTGGCTCCTGGTCAAAGCTATCCCACTCATCGTAGACCAGGCACAGCCGGTAATACCCCGCGCCAATGCGTACCGCGCTATTAAAGGCGGTTTCGCGCACCATATCCGCATGACTCCGCTCGTTACAGTGGCGAATCAGCCCCTTGAGGATGTTGGCGGTCTCGACATCGGCCCCGTCCCCCACCGGCAACACGCTCAGCGACGGCATGTTGAGGCGCATTTCATTGGTAATCTGGTGTTCGCTCTGGGGCAGCGTATTGACCGTGAGGCAGGGACGGCCAAGACTCTGGCGCGCGCCTTTGTCCTGGGGTTCCCATTGCTCGCCCGCCCGAAACTTCAGCCACGCCACCTGATCCCGTCGATTCTGGGCTTCATACTCCTCCGCCTGGGCAAAGCACTCACGAATGCGCGTCAGCAAACGCTGCTGGGCCTGGAGGGGCCGGGAGCCATAGAGGTCGAGGCTAGGCGCGGCGTAGGCATCAGCCATGGTTAGCGCTTCTTCTTGGCCTGCTCAGGGAGTGGCTTACCCTTGGGAGGATTGCTGGCCATCTTCACCAGTTCCGCCTCACTCATGTCCACGTCGGTTGCTTTCCCGGCGCGCTTCTTGGCCAACTGTACGCCCATGTAGCGCTGTTGCTTCTTTGAGACCGCCGGCATAGATCACCTCAAATTAGAGAAGAAAAGCCTGAACAACAGATATTCTCATTGTGGACCCCTCGCCACAATGCGCCGATTCGCCCTTGGTCTGCGCTAGTCGAGACCTTTTAGGTCTCGATAAACATGAGAATGGCGTCATTGCTGGTGATGCGCCCTGTCTCAAAGTTGACATAAGCGCGGTTATCGGAAGTAAGGGAGGGCTTGAGCACCCGCTCCCCCTAAAACTGCCCGGCATACAGATAGATATAGAGCCGTCCACTGCCCAGCGTCGTGACCTTGAAATCCTTTTGCCAGACACGCTCGGTGAAATCGCTCTCGACGTAGTTGGCCCCAGACGCCAGCGACTCCCAGTACACCACGCCGTCCTCATCCTGGATCACACAGACATGCCCCGCCGTGGTGGCACCCACCCACCGGATCGCTTTGACGCGAATATTGATCGACTCCCCTGGCGCCAGCGTGGAACGCAAGAGCGTGGTGCCCGCCGTGTCGATGATGTATCTGCGCTCCTTATAGAGGTTGGCCATCGCTTACCCTATCGTCCCAAGCTTTTGCAGCATACTATTGAGATCCGCCGCCAACTCGCTCTTTTTCTGTTCCATGCTCAGAATATCGGCGGCGAGACCCGCCTTTTGCTGGGTGAGCGCCGCTAGCTCGGTCTGGATTTTGATGCGCTCGACCTGTCCGGCCCGTTGGGCATCGGTCATCATGCGCATTTTGAGGTTCTGCGCTTCCGCCCGGGCGAGCCCCAACTCGGTGCGCTGTTGCTCCAGCGGTTCTTCCAAGGCGTCGGCTTCGGCCTGGAGGGCTTGCAGATACTCCTGGTGCGCCGCCTGGGCTTGCTCGCGTTGCCGCTGGTAGTCGGCAGCGAGGGCTTGTTGCTCCTGTTTGAGCATCGTGATCGCCCCTTGAATCTGCTCCTGCTGCTGTTCGGCCTCGCCGATGCCCTGGGTGAGCCTGCCGTACTGCGCCGCTGCGCCCGCCATCACCTCGGCGGCCTGTTCCATCACCGCCAGGCTCTGGAGCCAGGCCAGGCCATTGTGAAAGATGCGGTAGGCGTCGGCAAACGCCTCACTCGTAGGCAGCGCCGAGCTCTCAGGCTCATCGGTACTGCGTGGCTGTCGTCGCTCCCCCATACTCGCGTCCTCCTGCGTGCGCGTGGCACACTGTACCGTTAGGCCATCCACCCATGCCGGGCCACACCCACGCCCACCGCCCAACCCACCGGCGGTGGCTCGGCGGGTGACGGACTCTGAAAGCGGCGCTCGATGGCGTCCACCTGGTCCAGACTCACGGCCATGGTCCTTATCGCATCACTGCCATGGCTCGCCCAGGTGTGATCGGGGAAATTCTGGAACGTTTTGCGCACGTCGTCCCACTTATGCCGGTAATTGCGCAGGGCTTCAATGCCCCGCTCACACCCAGCTTCGTCAAACAGCAGCCGAGGAAACATCACGCGCACACTGTTGATACTCGTGGCGAGCTCGGGGCGCTCGGTGACTTCGACACTGCCCTGCACCAGCCGCCGGAGGGTGCCATCCCGCGTCTCGCCCGTCCCCCAGTCCCGATGGCCGCCATCATGGGGCAGAAAGTGCGCCCGGTAGTTGCCCTCGTAGGGCAACCCTCGCAGGTATTCCGCATAGTGCGGGGCACCGTAGCCACTATTTTCGTAGTAGTGCAGCAAGCAAATCTGGCGCCCCAGAAACTGCGCCACCCAGATCGCGGTCGCATCATTAATGCCCAGATCCCAGAACGTGTACACGGGGTAGGAGGGATCATAGGGACACCGGGTAATGCGGTGTTCGGCATCGACCTGGCCGAGTTCATGCGCGTAATAAGCGCCTGGCACTGCGGCTTCCCAGGCACATTCAAACTCCTGGTCGTAGTCCGCATCACCGGCCAAGGCGCCATAGGTGGCGCGCATGGTGGCGCGTGCGGATTCGAGCTCATCGGCACTGAGAATGCCGGTTTCACTGGCCCGGTAGAGGGCTGCATGATAGGCCGGGTCGCCATCCGCCTGGAGCTGCGCCGCCTCACGGTAATCGAAATAAAAATGATTCTTGCCGTAAGGGGTGCCAATCTTGATGGCCCACCCTTCGCGGTCGCTAAGCGCCGGACGCACGACCTGCGTCCAGGTACGCGGGATCATCTGCGCATATTCGTCGAGCACCGCGCCATCGAGGTACATCCCCCGCAGGCTATCAGGGTTATCCGCCCCGAGGAGTTGGATGCGCGCCCCGTGCCAGGGCAACTCCAGGCGCAGCTCGGCTTCATTCGTGGTCGCGCCAGGGATCTGGGTGGCAAACCGTTTGAGGTAATCCCAGGCAATTTGTTTGGCCTGCCGAAACAGGGGCGCCACGTAGGCATAGCGCGGCGCTGCCAGCGGACTATCGAACGAACGCTTGAGCAGAATCGACAGGCACAGGACAGTTTTACCCCACCGGCGATGGCAGACCCAGACATTCCAGCGCCGCATGCTGTGATACAGCTCCCGCTGCAACGGACGCAACGGCGGCAGCTTGATGCGAATCCCCGGGGCGACGGTGCTCATCCCAGGCTCACCTCGACAATGTGCCGGACATCCAGCGTCCCCTCAATCGTGTCTTTGGGTTTGCCAAACGCATAGTACATAAGAGTCTGCTCCACGACCGACGAGAGGGTGCCCTCACGCGCCTGCCGGAGCCAGCGCGCTTGCACTTCCGGATCTTCCACAATCGTGCGAGCGATCCGCGCAATTTCCAGGGTGCGTTTGTTCGGGGTGCCGACCTGCCGCCCCGACGTGGGCGGCTTGGGGAAACCTTTTGGGACCGCCATACCTCTCCAAGCTATCTGCAAGCTATAGTAAGCTATAGTAAGCTATCGCCAAGCTACTTTGGCTTCTGCGGGTGCGCCCCCGGCAGCACATGCTCGGGTGGCGTAGACAGCGACGCCTGCATATCTTTGGCCAGGGCGGTGAGGCACATCACGCCCGCAATAAGCCACGTCCCGGGTTTGACCTGGCCATCCGCCGACACACTGCCGAGGATGACGCTACCGCCGGCAATCACCCCGGCCACCAGGGCACTGAGCAGGCATCGAATAAGACGCCGGGTGTCCGCCGACATGCCACCTCGCAGCCCACGACCCCACCAGGCGTGCTGATGGGGCAGCGGCAGTTAGATACCCAAGGGAGAAGCGATGCGGTTAGTTATGGCGAGAAGGTGAGGGACATCAAGAACTTCCGATGGCTAGGTGTGGTTAGCCTATGGGAAGACGCACCCCTCCCCTCCTCCCATAGACTAGCTGCGTGTACGACTATAAAAAAACAGGAGCGATGCTGTCAAGCAGTATTTTGGGGTACACTCGCGCCGCAGTGTTCGGAGGAAACCTCACGGAGAAAGGATCGACTCATGGTACGTCGTCTCTGGCTTCTACTGGCATCGTTCCTCATGGCAGGCTGTGTGACCGTGACCGACAGCAAGAGCCTCGTCATTCCGCCGTCCGACACCCCAACGGTCGTCACGGCCAAGGCCCTGGCGAAATGTCAGGATCTGTTTTTTGTCGTCTCCTGCGATCTCCAGGTGTGGCAGGAGACCGATCCCCCGCGTTGGAAGCAGGCGACGCCCCCAGCGCCCTAACATCGCGGCAGGCGGGCATGTCCGTACCACGCCCGCTAGTTGCGGCGCGTGCGGTCACACAGGACTGGCGTGGGCCTGCGTGGCTGGAGAAGAGGGCTGACGGCCGAGGTCCTCCGTGTCGAAGCGAGTGAGTCCGACGCCGAGCGCCCTGGCGATCCGTTGGACGATGGAAAAGCGGGGATCGACATGGTCGTTTTCGATTTCGCTGAGGTATTTCTGGGTGATGCCAGCCGCCGCGCAGAGCTGGCATTGCCGGTAGCCCTGGTCGATGCGCGCCTTTTTGATCTCGCGGCCTAATGTCGTCATAGGGTGAGCCCTCCTTTCGGCAAAAAGTATACCTCGGAAGAAAAAAAATGTCCATACCATCATTTTTCCCCTTGCATGACGTTAACCGATCAGTTATAATCTAGTCAGTTGGTTGGTTGACAGCCCGCGAAACAAAGAGGACAGCGAGGAGAGAGACGATGAAGATCACCCCTATCACCCCAGAGCAGGCGCCGACGATGGACGCCGACGACCGCAACCTGTTCGACGCAATGT